AATTCGATTCTGGTTCTTTCAAATGCTGAACGGAATACGCCATAGCAATCGCCAAATAACCGGCCTTTTCTATCATCAGGCAATGAGTGGTAGAGCTCTTTACTAATAGGAACAGTTCGGTTTTTTTTGCTTTTTGTATTGGTGTAAGTAATTTTATATTTCGTGAGTTGGCTTTTTTTCAAACTTTCTGCTTCAGACCAACGGGCGCCAGTAGCGAGACAAATTCTCACAACGGTTTGTAAATCACGATGATCGTGACGTTCGCACTCTCCGAGAAGTAGCGAAATCTGATCGTGAGTTAACCACGCCATTTCCATTTCTTCTGTGCGGAATGGCCGTACATATTTCAATGGATTTTCATCTTTCCATTCTCCGAGGCGGTTTAGCTCCTTGAACACCGCACGAAAGTAGGCCAGTTCCAGATTAAGCGTGCGAGGTGATACTTCTTTAACCCTATTTGAACGGGCATATTCACCCTTTAGCCTCTTTTCCCGGTAGCGGGAAAACATCGGTGCATCGAAATCGCGTGCGAGCGGTTCACCCATACACTCAAAAGCATGATGCATTGCTAACTGGCGCTTGAGACCGTCTTTCAGGGTAATACCGTGAGTGCTATACCATGAGTCAATTAGGTCTTTTAAAGTGCGTCTGTCTTCCTTTTCTTCCTGCCACGGGTTTAGAACTGCGTACTGTTCGAACGCCAGCGCCTCGCCTTTGGTGGCGAATTTCTTTCTGATGCGTTTGCCTTTTACCCCGCTCGGATAAAGTTCGCAAATCCAACCGCCGGCAGGATTTTTACGGACAGCCATCAATTAACCTCGCTGTAAACACCCATCACATGACCGATCGTTTTAATCTCATTAATCCCGCATTCAAAGGGCACTTTACTGCCGGCCACATGTAGTTTTTTGCCAGGCAAAACGGTTAACTCGCGGATACTTTTTGCACCTTCAATATCTACTAGCCATGACCCATCAGTGAGCGAGGCGTCGAGCTCTAGAAAATGAGTAACGTTGTCTGAGCGTAGGCATTGCGGGTTATTAGGAACGCGGCTAAAGAGCGATTTAGAGACCTTAATTACACTCTCATCTACCAATTTCCCTTCACTTAAAATGAAGGATTGAATGGCCAGTTCCTCAGATTCGGACGGAATTGAAGTTTTTACATTGGTAAATTTTTCCCCTTTACCTGTCAGTAACCATCCAATATTTGCACCTGTTTCAAGGGCGCCATGGACAATGAAGTCATAAGAAATACTGCCGCGTATATAGCGGTTTTGTAGGGAGTTGGCAGCAATGTTGAAGTGCCTAGCCAACTGGATTTTTAGGGCGAAACCGTAGACATCGCAAATCCTGTCTAAGACATGTTCGTTACTGATTCCTGCATCAAGTTCCATAAAATTCGCACCCACGCATTGGATGTTGCGGCTTGTGCGCATTAGTGTGCGGCTAAACCTAAGTTTGTTAATGACAAACGTTGGCAGACTAATGACCGTTAACCGTAAGTATTGGCAAATAGGGAATCATGCAATATGGCTTCTGAAATCGCAATCATCAAAATCCCCGCACCTATCGTTACCCTCCAGCAGCTCGCAGAGTTAGAGGGGGTTTCTGAGCGCACCGTGTATCGCTGGACTACTGGCGACAACCCATGTGTACCAATCGAGCAGCGTGTTATCCGCAAAGGCTGCAAAAAAGCCGGTGGCCCGATTCGTATCTACTACACACGCTGGAAAGAAGAGCAAATGCGTAAAGCGTTAGGTCATTCCCGTTTTCAGCTCGTCATAGGCGCTCAATTCACTTTAAGTGAATTGTAAGGATGAGACATGTTTGATTTTCAGGTTTCCAAACATCCCCATTATGACGAAGCGTGTCGGGCTTTTGCGCAGTGTCACAACATGGCCAAGCTGGCCGAACATGCGGGAATGAATGTTCAGACGTTACGTAACAAACTCAACCCGGAACAGCCTCACCAGCTCACCCCGCCGGAGTTGTGGCGGCTGACAGACCTGACCGAAGACTCAATCCTCGTTGATGGTTTTCTGGCGCAGATTCATTGTCTGCCGTGCGTGCCGGTTAACGAGCTGGCAAAAGATAAATTGCAGTCTTATGTCATGCGCGCAATGCGTGAGCTCGGCGATCTTGCGAACGGTGCAGTATCTGAGAAGCGTCTGACCTCTGCGCGTAAACACACCATGATTGAAAGCGTTAACTCTGGTATTCGCATGTTGTCTTTGTCGGCACTGGCGCTGCATGCACGTCTACAGACTAATCCGGCGATGACGAGCGTGGTCGATAACATGAGCGGCATTGGCGCATCATTCGGTCTGATTTGAGGTGCTCATGCTGAATAATGAACCATCATTCGTGTCACTGCTCGTTAAGCAAAGCCCCGGCATACACTACGGGCACGGCTGGATCGCAGGTAAGGACGGCAAGCGCTGGCACCCGAGCCGCTCACAGGCTGATTTACTGGCTGGCCTCTCTACTCAAAAGCAGGGGGAATCATGGTTATCGAAGCTGTATCCGCGACTGTTCCGCTAAAAGCGGGTCAACGTCTAGCCGGTCTCAATCATGTGGCTGAATTGCGTGCGAGATATTGGGGTGATAGCTGGAAAGAGGTTGAACGTTTTGTCGATGATATGCGCGATAAACGTGATCCACAGTTTGAAGAAAACAATCGGGCGCTGGCCGCTATTTTCTTTCTGGCAAAAATACCGGCGGCTCGTCATGAGCTCGAATTAAGTGAGCTGACTACTGACGAGAAAAAAGCGCTGATTACAGCGATGAACCATTTCCGCGCAGTGGTGAGTTTATTTACCAAACGGCTACTTGCTGAGAATCCGGGGCTTGCTGAACTGGGGGCAATTTTGCCGCACGGCACAGCCGTCAGCCTGCCAGAGGTCGACACCGCACCCGTTACGGAGACTGTAAACCTGTGGGATTAACGATGGAAAAAATCACAACCTTTCTGACGTACTGGCTGTCTGTGCTGCTGGCCTACTTCGGCACGCAGACCCCAGAAAAGCTCGCGCTGTATGTCGGTGGCGGCTGCGCCATCTTCACCGCGCTGGTGAATTTCTGGTACCACCGCCAGACCTACCGCTATCTCGTTACTACCGGACTCGACAAGGGGGTGATTCGTAGCCTCAGTCGTTAAACGTTGCAGTGTTGCCGCAGTTCTGGCACTGGCGACACTGATGCCTGATTTTCGTCTGCTGCATACCTCGCCTCAAGGTCTGGCCCTGATTTCAGACCTTGAGGGGTGCTGGTTGCGCCCCTACCAGTGCAGCGCGGGCGTGTGGACATCAGGCATAGGCCACACTGCCGAGGTGGTGCCAAAGCAGGACATCACCGAGCGTCAGGCGGCGGAAAATCTGGTCGCCGATGTGCTCAATACTGAGCGACGGCTCGCGGTGTGCGTGCCGGTGGACATGCCGCAGCCGGTCTATGACTCGCTCGTCAGCTTCGCTTTTAACGTCGGCACCGGTACGGCCTGCCGCTCGACGCTGGTGTCGTTTCTCAAGCGTCAGCAGTGGTGGCAGGCGTGCCACCAGCTCGCCCGCTGGGTGTTCGTCAATGGCGTGAGGTGTCCAGGGCTTGAGAACCGCCGCGCTCGGGAATGGTCGCGCTGTATGCAGGGGGCCAAATGAAAACACTGATTGTTTTACTGATTCTGGTGGTGGTGGCGCTGGCCTGGCTGAAGCATGAAAACAGCACGCTCAGCAAGTCGTTTGCAAAGGCAAACACCGTCGCCACCGACCAGAAACGCACGATTGGCATGCTGAAAGACCAGCTACTCACCGCGCAGCGCCTCGGCGCTGACAATGACCGGGCGCAGGTGGAACTGCGCCAGAAGCTCGCCGTCGCCGGGCAGAGGGCCCTGCGTCGGGAGCGCACGATTACGAGGTTACTCAATGAAAATGAAGAGCTGCGCCATTGGTATGACACTGAGCTCCCTTCTGCTGTGCGTAGCCTGCACACCCGCGCCCCCTGCGCCTCCGCCGGCCGTTGTACTGAACGCCTGCCCGAGGGTTAGCCTGTGCCCGATGCCGGGGAGTAACCCGAAGACAAACGGTGACCTGAGCGCCGATATTCGCCAGCTCGAAACCGCGCTCGAAAGCTGTGCGCTTCAGGTCGAAACAATCAAAGAATGCCAGGATAAAACCGATGTTAAAACCGAAGAGCCTGCGAAATGCCTTAACTGATGCTGTGCCGATGCTGAAGAATAACCCTTATATGCTGCGCGTGTTTATCGACAGCGGAAAACTCGCCTCGACGCTTGCGACCTCGCTGTCGTTTGAAAACCAGTACACACTTAACGTCATCGTGACCGATTTTCCGGGGGATATTGATTTGAACCGCGTGTCGATTCTGGCCTGGCTACGGGTCAATCAGGCCGACATCATGACCACCGATGAGGGGCAAAAGCGCGGCTTCACCTATGAGGGGGATATTAACAACGACGATAGAGCAGACCTCAGTATCAGTCTGATGCTGACCGAGCGAACCAAAGAGGTCGGGGCCGAGCTGCATATCTAGCACGCGCCCGAACCGCAACCACCTGAGCCGGTCATTCGTCCCACTCAGCTCTATGTTCACGGTGAGCTTGTGAGCGAATGGTATGAGTGATTTTAAGCCCTTTGATGACCGGCTGGCAGGACTGATTGCGGCACTTTTCCCGGCAGGGCGTCGGCGGATGGCTGCTGAGGTGGCGAAGATGCTGCGCACCCGACAGCAGAAGCGCATCAAAACGCAGAAAGCACCGGACGGCACCCCCTATGCCGCCCGTAAGCGCCAGCCGGTCAGGGCCAAAAAGGGCCGGGTGAAACGGGAAATGTTCGCGAAGCTGCGCACTAACCGCTTTATGAAGGCCACCGGTAGCGACGAGGCGGCGGTCGTGGAATTTGCCGGGAAGGTGCAGTGCATGGTCAACGTGCATCAGTACGGGCTCAAGGACAAGCCGGGCCCGAAAAGCAAGCCTGTTCAGTACCCGGCGCGTCAGCAGCTCGGCTTCAGTGACGATGACATTCAGATCGTACAAAACACCGTAATCAAAAAACTTCTGGATTAACTTCTGTACCCAAATAGCCCAAGCTGCGCCTGCTACCGCTCCGATAATCGAGCTGTATAGGTTTAAAGGAAATGTGCTATGAATTCTCAGGTTAAATTACCATTCAATGGATTTTATACTTTCAATAACCTTTTTGAGGTTTTCAGTGTTATCAATGAAAGCGATATCTTTTAAAATTATAGTTCTCTTAGGGCTAATGAGTTTGAACACTATATTTTCAATTTCATCAAGAACAGGCTGTAAAATTTGCATGTCCTTTTGTAGCTGCTTTTCTGCATCAGCAATTGTTTGAAACCCTTGATGTATGTAATTGTAGATGTCAATTTTGAATTCAATGTCCTCAGGTGTGCCAGCAAGATTTGAATAATCACCATTCATTACTTGTTCACTACTATCAAGGATTTCCTTCGCTACAGCTTGGAAAACGTCACTTTTGTTCGTGCCCTGAATAAAGTGAGGGATTCCCAGTCTATTGGAGATCATTTCACCAAAAAAAGCATGGTGTGTGCGATATGTTAAATATGGGCCGGCAATTGAAACACTAAATGGATGAATTAGCCCTTTTCTCAAAAGTTTTTCGGTTATTTCAGATAGGATCAATTCATTAATCTTGCTTTGTGAGAATTTAATTACAAGATCGTCGAGGATGCGTTGTGTTTCTGCTATAGACATCAAAACGGCTTTGAAAGCGCCATCCTTTATATAACTGAAGAATTCGTTGCTATACCCAAAGAAGTCAGCCATCCCAAGACTGACTCTGTGTTCTTTATCAATGCCGCCAATTCTGCTTTGTAAACTCTTTAGGTCATCGTCAGTTAAATATTTTACACCGTAATCGTCAAAGGCTTGTCTAATTAGCCTATCTGCACCAGCAAAGTCAACAATACTAACAGTCTTGAAAAATAGAGAAATTAAATTCACATAGTTATAGCTTCGAGAGGTTAGATCAGTTGAGTTTACAAACGAGAGTGATAGTT